GGTATTGATCTCCAGAGTCATTGATACTGTCTCAAAGATACTCCAGTGAGCGTGTTTGATACAATACTTCAGGAGACCTCCAGCTGTTCTGAAGTTCTCCTGATTGTGTGGGTTAGATACCCTTGCGACATAGCTAATAACTTCTTGAGGACCTAGGCCTTCAAGTTCTCCGGCACCTGATGTGGCGGAGATAAGTTTCACTTCACTCATTACCAAATCCTTTGTTTTGTTTTCTTTGTTGAACGCGTGTTTTCCTGAGTTCTTTTAGGAGAACGAGTTGCTTCTCCATGTAAAGAAGCTCTGAATCACTATAAAGTTTACGTTTCTTTTCATCATTGAGTACACTTTGTACTCTTCTAATTGTTTTCTTTCCGAGAGACATAGGCTTAGTTAAGGAGGTCGTCATCAATCTCACTCCACCACTCTTCAAAGAGTTTGATCTCTTCATAAAGATGTGGATTGTAATTATAACGTGGATAAGAGTTAGCTGCTAACTCTGATTGGAGAAGTTCAATCTGAAGTTTCATTTGTGAAACTAGATCAGAGACTCTTTGTTTATTCATTCTGTAATCCAAGTTCAGGGAAGGCTTCAATCACATTTTGCTTTGTGATTTTGTATCTGTCAGTGAGGTTCTTATCTTTCACTAAGTCTAACACACCTGCTTCTTCTTCGTGGAGTACTTCGAGAAGTTGAATCCAAAGATTCTCTTTCTTTAGTTGAGGAACAGATGGTTTAGTACTACCAGAACAACCATAATACACGATGCCATTCACTGTCTTCTTAATGAACTTCTCTACCAGGCGATGTTCAGTGAAGAGAACCTGGTGTTGTACACCCTTTGGACGGTCCAGAGGAGTGTATGGTGTCGCACCAGAGGGAAAGACAAAAGAGACACTCTTAGCAAAGTTACAAAGAAGAATCTTTGTCAGTGCTGGTGACTTATAATCTTGAAGAATCTTGACTTTCTCTGTCTTGTTCTTAGCATTAGACACTCTCTGAAGAACCTCAGAGATAAGTGTCTGACTGACAGGAAGTTTGGGAGTTACTGGACGGGGCATGATTACGAAAATTCAGACAGGATTTCTTGGAGTTTGTTTTCGATAAAATAATCGATGGAGACTGAGGAACGTCTTGGCTTCTTACAGAAAGAAGTAAGAATCCTATCCACAATTGGTTGTGGAATCTTATTGAAGTCAATCAACTCAGAGTTACGCTTCCAGTTACGAAGTCTGATGTAGTTGGTGAACTCATCAGGACGAAGATTAGCCATGTGGGCAATCTTCTCTTTGCTCATTTTCTTTTGTGGTTTGCCAGTAACAATAGCATCATCACAGGTAAGGATGTTGGGAATCCCATCAGAACGATCTCCACGAATGATGTGTTCTTGAAGGAACTGAACTGGGTTTTCATTTTCAATCCACCTGTTACGAATAGGATCGTACTGACTTACAAAAGAATAACGATGAAGCTGAATAAAGTCTTTATCAGCCGAAAGAATCAAAGTCTTTTCTGGAGTCTCTCTCTTGGCGTTGTGGATACAGATGGATGCAATCACATCATCTGCCTCAGCACCTTGAGTTTGAATGACTTGATAAGGGAAGTTTTCCTTCAACTCATCTCGTATCTTATTTAGTACGGAAAACACCTGATCCCAGTCGTACTTAGAGGTCTCACGTTCCTGCTTACGATTCTTCTTGTAGAAGGGAAAGATTTCACGTCTCCAGTAGTTCTTGTCGTCATAACACAGAATCATCTGTCCGTATTCATCACGGAACTTCTTATCAATCCTGCCCATAACACGGACGATGGACTTACGAACAGAATCAATGTTGATTCCATTCTCAATCTTGTGGCGAACCATCAGATGACTGATGGCGATTTGGTTTGCATCAACGAGGATGGCCATTAATAGAAAGGGGTGGGTTTCCCCTGAACTCTCCTTATATTATGGCATAAAAAAAGGAGGGTGTCAACCCCTCCTGATAATCATGTCATGTCAATAATGTCATCTGGATCAAACAACTCTGGATCATAACCAGGATCAAAGCTGATGACTGTGTAATCTCCTCGGTGAAGATTGCCATCTTTATCAAAGATTTCTGGATGAGGATTCTGTTCAAAGAGTTCTTCGAACTCATGAGTGGTAGCAGTGATGAAAGCGATGTATCTCTCAGCTGCGAACCATCCACCTAAAACACCAACAATCAGAAACAGAACTGAGAAGAGGACTGTGTACATAACTTACTCCTTTATGTGTTTCCTGAACGTGATTATTATATCACGACTAAAGAATCTTATTTTGAATTCTTTTGGCTTAGGTACCTCCTCTTTTCCTTTGGGTAGCATTGTTGTGAACCCTCTGTTTATATTTATTCCTCTCATACATATCGATTCTTTACTAGGTACTTCACTGTGTCCTTCATACCCCCAATCTTGGTGTATGACATGTTGACTTGTGGAAATGTTGATCCTGTTCCAAACCTGTCAACAAATTCTTCTGTTGTGAAGTCTTGACCTAGTGTGAACTTTTCATAGATGATTCCGTTCTTGTCCATAAACTGAGTTAGTTTATCACAGAACCCGCATCCATTCTTTGAATAGACATAGAACTTGGTGTCTTCGGTCATAAAACCTTGGGATAGGTAGTCTAATTATAACATTTTTATCTTATGTTTTTAATCTACCTTGGGTTAAAGAAGTCAACAACTTCAACTAACTCATCAAGTGTTGCCCTCACTGGATAATCTTTTAGACACTTACGTGCCATGTCTCTGTATCTCTTAGGTAACCTAGGACTCTTCTGTGGATCTAACATCACACAGAGGAGTTTATAGGTTTCTTTCAAAGAGTGATACTCTTCTTCAGGTAACATCAGTCATCAAACACTTTACACTGAGGGGAACCTGGATGGTCATCACAGAAATCATCAAGGAGTTTGTCACGATGTCGGTTGTGCCAGTCAGCAATCTTGCCTTCAGTCTTGGGGTCCCACTCATCGTCTTCATGCTTCTCATTGCAATGAAGGTCAACTTTGTACTTGGAGTACTTGTCGTTTGGATCTTTCTTTACTGTCATGGTTTTAGTTTTTGTAGACTTGTTCTTTGGTAAATTCAGCAGGAACTGTTCGTCCAAACATGTCCAACTGTCCGAGGATCTTATCGCCTTGGAAGGAGATAACCTCACATTTGTATCCAGCAAAGGGTCCAGATACAACGTCTAGAATGTCACCCTCTTGATAATTGAAGGTGGCGTTCTCTTTGACTTCAAGGTGAGCGTCGTCACAGAGATCAAAGAGTTTCTTGATCTCACGGGCCCGGAAGGGAATGGGATTAAGTGCCTCACAGTTAACGAAGAACTTAATTCCAGGAGTCTCGGTGATCAACTTGAAGGTGTCACCGGGGAACTCCATAGTGGTTGTTCCGTCTGCGTGATCGACTTCGATCTTCTTGACCTGGACCAAAAGGTAACCAGACATAAGAAGACGATTCTTGACCTTACGCTTCCCACTCTTCTCAATCACCAACTCTTTACGTTGAAGATAATCAACGTCCAGAAGGTTGGTATCCTGAAAGAGTGCCTTTCTGGCAAGGAGTTGTTCCTTACAGGAACGTTCCTTGTTCATGTTAATGGAGAGGGCGTACCAGTTACGGTAATCCATCAATTCAAATCCTCATAAAGATAATTTACAACCATATTATAATCCATAGTAGAGTCTCCTGTGAACTGAACTCCTTCTTTTTTATAGAATCGATACAGTTTACTGTAGAGTTTGTGGTTGTCACGAAGGTCTGTGACTCCATCAATGGCAGACCACAAGGTGTCAATGTGGTCTTCGAACTTACGAACTAACTTAGTCATTGTCTAATGTAGGGTGAAGCCAGTCGGGACGACGACTGGGAATCCTGAGGTAATTACTATAAACCCAGGTCTTAGTATTTAGATACCGTTGATAAGCTTCGATGTCGTCAATGGACGAATCTAACTTTAGATCATCTGGCATTGCTCGAGCAAAGGAACATGTGTTTTGCCAGATGGTGATGGCATCACCTGTCTCACGTTGGAAGAGTTTCTTAGTCTCGAAGACAGACTTGTGGAGACCATGGAACTTATCATAACGCTTATGGAACTCTTCTGAGAGTCCACAGGCATGTTGAATAAGCCAGGCACAGTGGGCGACAGAGTCAGCAGTCCATTTA